ACTGTCGATGCAAAGTTTGCGTCATCACCAAGTGCTGCAGCAAGTTCATCAAGTGTGTTGAGTGCTGCTGGAGCAGATGCAATTACTGCATTTACCTGTGCTGTTGCATCTGCAATTGCTTCTGACTTAGCAGTTGCGATTGCAGTAGCCTGTGCTGTTGATACTGGCTTTGCTAAGTCTGCTGTATTATCAACAGATCCAAGCCCAACCATAGTCTTTGTAATTCCTGATACTGTGCCTGTAAATGTTGGTGAGGCAAGTGGTGCTTTTAGTCCAAGAGCTGTATCGAGTCCTGAAATCTTAGATGTTGCAATTGCTGCAGAAGCATTAATGTCTGCATCTACGATTGTTCCGTTTGCAATTTTAGCTGAAGTTACTGCGCCATCTGCAATCTTTGATTCAGTTACTGAATCAACTGCAAGTTCTGAGCTAGTTACCGATGCTGCAATAATTTCTGCAGTTCCAACTGAATCATCTGACATCATTGATTGAGTAATTGTATTTGCAGGAAGTGTTACTGTTCCTGTAAATGTTGGGGAAGCAAGTGGTGCTTTAGTATCAATTTGAGTCTGAATAGATGATGTTACTCCATCAAGGTAACCGATTTCAACATCTGAAACGTTGGCAACAACTGGCTGCTTGGTATTTAATTGAGTTTGAATTGCTGATGTTACTCCATCAAGGTAGCCAATTTCAACATCTGAAACGTTAGCAACAACTGCCTGCTTGGCATCTAGTTGTATTTGAATACCAGATGTTACTCCGTTTAGGTAACCTATTTCTAGGTTGCTAACATCACCGATTGAAGTTGATTCTGGAAGAGTTACATTTCCAGTAAATGTTGGTGCTACAAGTGTTGCGTAAGTTGTTGCGGCAGTTGCTGATGCTAACTTAGCATCAATTTGTCCTTGAACTGAAGATGTAACGCCGTTGAGATAACCAATTTCTAGATTGCTAACGTCACCGATTGAAGTTGATGCTGGAAGAGTTACTGTACCAGTAAGTGTTGGTGAGGCTAGTGGTGCGTAAGTTGTTGCGGCAGTTGCTGATGCTAACTTAGCATCAATTTGTCCTTGAACTGAAGATGTAACGCCGTTGAGATAACCAATTTCTAGATTGCTAACGTCACCGATTGAAGTTGATTCTGGTAGAGTTACTGTACCAGTAAGTGTTGGTGAGGCTAGTGGTGCTTTTGCATCGAGCTGAACCTGAATACCAGAAGTTACTCCGTTTACATAACCTAGCTCTACATTGCTTACATCGCCAATGGTTGTTGTAGAAGGAAGTGTTACAGAACCAGTAAATGTTGGTGCATTTATTGGAGCTTTTGTTGCAAGGCTTGATGTAATAGTTCCTGAAAAGTTTGCGTCATTACCAAGTGCTGTTGCTAACTCGTTAAGAGTATTTAGCGCTGCTGGTGCAGCACCAAGTACTAATCCAATTTGCTCATCAGCATATCCTTGAGCTTCTGACTTGGCAGTTGCAATTGCTGATGCTTGTGCTGTTGATACTGGTTTTGCTGAGTCTGCTGTATTATCAACATTTGCAAGACCAACGTCTGACTTAGTAATTCCAGTTGGTGTATTAATAACTGGAGATGTTAAAGTTTTATTTGTAAGTGTTTGTGTACCAGTTAGTGTTGCAACTGTTGAATCAATATCAATTGTAATTGTTCCTGCTTCATCATTATATGTCTTGTCTAATCCTGTTCCAGCTACTAATGCTGTTTCTACGGTATCGACTACAGCTTCTGAACCAACTAGTGCTTTCCAGTTTGCATCTGTTGATGCAGGTGATGCAGAAAGAACATATGACTGTCCGTTATCTGACTGAATAGCAATATCTCCAGCTTCTGCTGTCAATGCTAGTCTTGCTGCTTGGTTTGCAACAGCGCTTACGGTTACTTTAGCAAGCGGTGGAAGTTGAGATGATGGGATAAATCCTGATGAGTCTAATGAAGCAACTCCATTGGCAACCCCCTTAGTGCTTAGAAGAATATAATCGTCTACTGTTTGTGAGAGAGCATAACTTAGTGAGTTCCAAGCAGTGCTTCCATCTCCAAATTTAAATGTATTAGTATCTGTTTCAATACCAATTTCTCCAGCTGCTAGGGTTGGGTTTGCTGCCACCCATTGAGCTTCTGTACCTCTTCTTAACTGTAATCTTACTGTTGCCATTTTGTTACCCCTTATATATTTTATTTATACTGCTTATTGTATCATTTATTGCTTTAAGATATAGATCCAGAGTCAAAAACCATAGAAACATCGGCATCTGTAGATGATGGCGATCCGCCATCTACAAACTTGCTTGTTGCTTCAGGAGTAACTCCATTTGCCTGTACTGTATATATTGGCTGACCATTATAATCAATGGCTAATCCAATATCCATAAAACTAATTGTTGTACTTGTATCTGGAATATCTGAATTGAAAGCTATTGGAACCCATGTTCCATTTAGCTGTATTTGTAGCTTGCTTGTTGCTGTATCAAATCTAAGGGGTGTTTCGCCTAAAACGACGTTAGACCCAAATGTGGCAGTGCCTGCTACATTGAGTCCATTTTTTACTTTAAAATTTTTATCTACTGTTGCCATTTAAGTTCACATATCCCCTAATTGTTTTTGTGGGGGATTTTTAAGGAATCCCCCAAAACCTTTATTTAATTATTTAATTAGCGTTCCAACAACCACAACTTCTGTGTTAGCGTTTGCTGGTGTTACTCTAATTCTTACATCTGATCCAGAATAATCTGCTGAAACTGCAGCCAATTCTGTTCCGTTTGAATATGTAATTCCATATTCAGAAACTGCTACGTTATTTGCAGTATCAAGGGTTACTACTAGGTCTGAAACCTGAGTATGTACACCATTTTTTACTTTTACTACAAACTTAGCGCTTCTGTAGTCTGCTGCTACCCATGAGATAGCTGTTGTTTCTGCTGCCACCGCAATATTTCCAGTTGTTGCTGCAACCTGCTTAGCAACATCATTGTAATTAATTGCTGTAAATGATGTAGTTCCATTTTGCTGAGCTGCATTAGCTGCTGCTGCTGTTGCTTCTGCTGCTGCTTGAGCTGCGTTAGCTTTTGTAGTAGCATCTGATGCGGCTGTTGAGACTGCTGTTGCTACATTTGCTGTAGTTGCTAGAAGTGAAGTATCTGCAATTCCGTGAATGTTTGTTGTATCTGCGCTGTGTGTTGAAAGCGCTGCTGCTGCTGTTGCTTCTGCTGCTGCTTGAGCTGCGTTAGCCTTAGATGTTGCATCTGCTGCTGCGGTTGCTTCTGCTGCTGCTTGAGCTGCGTTAGCTTTTGTAGTAGCATCTGATGCGGCTGTTGAAACTGCTGCCGCGATATCTGTTGTTACTTGAGCTGAGTTAGCCTTTGTTCCAAGGGCTGTTGTTATAGTTGTTGTGTAATTAGCATCATCATTGATTGCTGCTGCTAATTCATTTAATGTGTTAAGAAGTGATGGTGCGCCATCCACTAATGAATCTACTGCAGTTGAAATTGCTGAGTTACGGTTTGAAACCTCTGTTGAGATTGCAGATGAAAGCGCTGCTGCTGCTGTTGCTTCGGCTGCTGCTTGAGCGGCGTTGGCTTTTGTAGTAGCATCTGTTGCTGCTGCAGACTGTGCTGCGTTGGCTTTTGTAGTAGCATCTGCTGCTGCTGCTGAGATAGCTGCTGCTTGAGCTGCGTTAGCCTTAGATGTTGCATCTGCTGCTGCGGTTGCTTCTGCTGCTGCTTGAGCTGCGTTAGCCTTAGATGTTGCATCTGCTGCTGCAGTTGATACTGAAGCTGCGTCGCCTGATACTCTAAGTGCTGCTTCTGCTGCTACCTTAGTTGTAGCATCTGTTGCTGCTGCAGTAATTGCTGCTGACTGTGCTGCTGCTGCTGAGCCTGCTGCATCGTATGCTGCGGCTGTTGCTGACAATGCACGAGCATCTGTAAAATATTTGTTTGCTGGATTTTCTGCAAGGTCTGCTGTGTCATGATTTGAAAGACTTGAAACTGTACCTGTTACATCACCAGTAAGGTTACCAACAAATGTAGCAGTAATTGTTCCTGCGGCAAAATTGCCATTGGCATCGCGTTTTACTACTGTATTTGCTGTATTGGCTGAAGTTGCTGTACCACCAATAATACCAACAATGTAGTCTTGGTCTGCTTGGGCCTTGGTTAATACACCAAAACCGTTAACGGTAGCTGTGCCACCCTCAACGATAAGCCCATTTTTAATTCTAAAGTTTTTATTTACTGTTGCCATTGATATGACTCCCTTTTACTGCTTTTTTATGCTTTTAATGCTGTTCTAAAATATCTTACTTTTACTGATCCTGAAACAGGAGTTACGCACAAACTTATTATACCGCTATTTTCTTCAAAAGTAACTGTAGCTAAAGATAAATCTGTGTTTGACACTATGTCTGATTCTGAAATGTAAACATTGGTTCCATCGTTAAGCAGTACAATAGTTGAAGTGTGTGTTAAGTTTCCAACAGACTTATCAATCTGCAGGGAGTATCTAACTGTCTTATATACCGTCTTTGAGAATGAATCTATAGCTGTTTTGTTTTCTATTCCGTCTATAGTTAGATCGTTGTTTCCATCTAGCCCCAAAAGTTCTGAAGCGTTTTCTGCATCAAGAGTAGCTAAGCTTGTTTCTAGCTGAGAAACCTTGTAGTCTATCGAGTTTACATCTGTTGATCCGTTTACGCCAAGCTTGTTTTCAATTGCCTCAATTGCATCATTGACGTTGCCGTGCAACGTTGCATGGCCTTCCATTGATTCAGTTGCGGCAGGATTAGTAAAATTGTCTTTTGATGTTGGGTAACTTGTTGCCATTTTGCCTCCAGGCAGTGTTGCTTATGGTTTAATTATACATTATAAAAAATTATAATTTAAATATTTTTTATTTTTAAGAAGGGGCTTATAAAAGCTTGTATTACTCGTAGCTCTTTCTTTGCCATATATTCTGCTTGTACCAGCCAATCATAGACTTATTGGAAAGCTTATGGTTTCTTTCTGCATCCTTAATGATATCTAAATCTGAAATAGCTTTCCAGGGCTCTCTTTTAATTGGTATAATTTGAGCTATTGGTGTGCCAGCCTCAATTACCCCAGAGAATCCTTTTCTTATGTAGAATGGGAAGTTTCCTGGCTGCATGTCATACGGCCCATCTACTATTCCAGAAAGGGTATAGAATGGAAGGTCAACCCTATTTAAAGGATGGGTAAACAAAAAACTATAACCTTCTGGTATGCTGATTGCAACTTTTGACTCCCAAGCAAACTGCTGACTATAAAATCCTGGAGGAGCTGGAACTTCTTGGTTTGCAGATCTTTCTCCAAAAAAACGTCCATCTAGCCTATGTCTAATCTTTGGCTTTCCATCTTCTATTTCAACTAAAAAATCTATAGGTGCAGTTAAAGCATAACCAGTAAGCATTGAATCCATATATGGACCACAAACTTTTACCGTTACATTTGGTGGGTTAAGGCTATACTGCTTTGCTCCATCTTTAAACTTATCTATAGACTTATACCAGTCAGGAACTAAAGATTTTATTGGAACTATCGGACTAAAGACTTCATCGTACATAGCAAACTTAAGAATTTTTTTCTTCATATCCGACCCTTCTAAATAATTAAAGTTGCTTGTCTGCTTCTTCTATTGCTAAATCTTCTGCTAAGAGCTCTTCTTCTGTTGGTGAGCCAATTGATGATGATGCTGGGTATGAAAAATTCTCTCCATCCCAATCCCAGTTTGTCATATTAATACCAACTCCTCCGTTGGCATAAATTTCAGTTACATCTATAACTACTGGGTCACTCAAAAATATTGAAGCGAGTCTTTCATCTGTGTGTAAAACGTCTACAACTTTGCCATCAATAACAAAAGCAACTTTAATTGGTGGATTTTCCATTATATAATTTCCTCATTTTCATCTGGATTAACTGCAGACCACTTACCTAGGGGGCAACTGGCGTTTGGTAATTTTGTTTTTAGATTCATGATACATCCACACTTTTTACACTGAGATGTTGCTTTAATAAGCTCTGGACAAACTTTACATATCTCAAGTCGCTCTTGGGCTAAATCTTCATCTACCCTTCCAAGCTCTTTATTAAAAAGATCCCAGGGTCTGGCACCCCTCATGTATGGATTTTTCATTATTATCTCTTTCTGTTTATATTTATATTGTAGCAGAAAAGTTAGAAACTGTCGAGCCTTGATTATATGGAGACGGAGATTTTATTATTCCAACCACGCCTGTCCTATTCGGTGAAGTAATTGTGTCTGATCTTTCTCCTATAGAATTAGTCATTCCTATTGTAGAATATGCAATAGATCTTACATTTGTTCCTGAAATAATAACTTTTATTGCTAGTGGCTGTGAAGGCAATGCAACATCTGTACCGACTGAGCTTACTACTCCTCCGATTGATTTTATTACATTTAAATAATAATTATAATTTGTTTGCGTTGTTGTTTGAGTGTAACAGCTGTACTGAGTTGGTCCAGGGCCAACATAGCATGTTGTGCCAGACAAAGAGCCACCTGAAGGGCAGCTGTAGCTAGCAGGTACAGAAACAGTGCAAGTAGACCCACTTAGGCTACCACCTGAAGGGCAGCTGTAGCTAGCAGGTACAGAAACAGTGCAAGTAGACCCACTTAGGCTACCGCCTGAAGGGCAGCTGTAGCTAGCAGCTACAGAAACAGTGCAAGTAGACCCACTTAGGTTTCCACCTGAAGGGCAATAGTAGTATCCAGGCACATCAACTATGCAATTATTTCCAGATAAAGTTCCTCCTGAAGGACAGGTGGTTGATGCTGGCGTACTTACAGTACAAGTACTTCCAGACAAGGTTCCTCCAGAAGGGCAAGACAGTGTAACTGAGGCTGGGTAATAACATGTTGCACCTGATTTTGTTGTACCTGAAGGACAACATTGGCTAAAAGAATATGTTTCTTCACATGGCCCGCTGCATTGAGAACATAAAGGTATTCCATTTGTTCTTTGATAAAAATCCTTAGAAATATTAAAAACTCCACAACACCTTGTTTCGGCTGTGTAAGAACTGCTTGCGCTATATGTAAAACTTGATGCTGGCTGATTGTATGCTGCGTAGCTAGATGAAGAAGGATTCTGGTATGCAGCACCGTAAGAAAAAGAATAAGAAGGGCTAAGTTGCGCTGAATATGAAAATGAATAAGCGGGATTTAATTGCGCTGAATATGAAAATGAATAAGCAGGATTTAATTCCGCTGAATATGAAAAAGAATAAGCAGGGTTTAATTGTGCTGCATACTGATATGGAGCAGATCCAGCTATTGTTGAAACGCCTCCACAACAATTTGCAGATGGTGGATTACTTCCATTAGTTACTAAACCAGTATTGCATGGATAGCTTGTAGATGTAGTATTGTAAGAAACAGAAGCAACCCAGCTATTAGCATCTGATACCCAATATGTTAATCCCGTTCCACCAGTAACTCCAGCAGATGCAGTAAGATTTGGAAGCGAAAGCTTAACTCCAGATATTGCATATGTAGATGGGTCTGAGCTACTTATAGCAACTCCAGTACCTAGAACCCAGGATCCCCTGTAAGACTTCCATCCAGCTTTTAATGTTACACCGCCAAAACTATCTAAAAACTGCTGATATGCTTTAAGCTTAGAGTTAACAACCCTTTTCTTTTTAGCACTTCTCATTAGGCTTCCGTATCGCCAGTTACCAACCAGCTGTTTGCTGCTCTTTTTTCAATAAATATTGATGACCACTGTACTCTGGATTTAAATTGATTGTCTGGTCCATAAATTAAAACAGATACACTCTCTCCCTGAACAGTTATCTTTCCAGTATTTGCTTGAAGCAATTCAATACTAGAGCCAATTGGTAGGTTTAAAGTAATATCTGCTGGTATAGTAACCGTAATTGGTGATGCCGAATTAAACTCTATTCTTTTATAAAGATCAGAAGATGTTATTGAATAGCTTGTACTTGTTGTTCCAGCTGTAGATATTAAGTTATCAGATTTTGCATTTAAAGCAGTTTGAGTTAATGAAGAAATTGGTTTGTTGGTATCAGAAGTATTGTCAACATTACCAAGCCCAACCATAGTCTTTGTAATTCCTGATACTGTACCAGTAAATGTTGGTGAGGCAATTGGGGCTTTAGATGAAAGATTAGCTGTTACTGTAGCGGCAAAACTTGCGTCGTCTCCAAGTGCTGCTGCAAGCTCGTCTAGAGTATTAAGTGCTGCTGGCGCTGATGCGATTACTGCATTTACCTGAGCTGTTGCATCTGCAATTGCTTCTGACTTAGCAGTTGCGATTGCAGTAGCTTGTGCTGCAGACACTGGCTTTGAAGCATCTGCTGTATTATCAACATTTGCAAGCCCAACTGAAGATTTTGTAAGTGCTGCTATTGCAGATGATACCTTTGTGTCTGCCGCAGAGCTTGCTGCTGCTTGAGCGGCGTTAGCCTTTGTTGTAGCATCTGCTGCTGCTGCTGAGATAGCTGCTGCTTGAGCGGCGTTGGCCTTTGTTGTAGCATCTGCTGCTGCTGTAGATACTGAAGCTGCATCTCCTGATACTCTTAGTGCTGCTTCTGCTTCTACCTTAGTTGTAGCGTCTGTTCCTGCTGCAGTTATTGCTGCTGCTTGTGCTGCGTTAGCCTTTGTTGTAGCATCTGTTGCTGCTGCAGATATTGCTGCTGCTTGAGCTGCGCTGGATTTTGTTGTAGCATCTGTTGCTGCTGCTGAGATAGCTGCTGCTTGAGCTGCGTTGGCTTTTGTTGTAGCATCTGTTTCTGCTGCTGAGATAGCTGCTGCTTGAGCTGCGCTAGCTTTAGATGTAGCATCTGATGCGGCTGCAGCAGTTGCTGCGGCTTGCGCTGCGCTAGCTTTAGATGTAGCATCTGATGCGGCGGCTGCTTGCGCTGCGTTAGCCTTTGTTGTAGCATCTGCTGCTGCTGCTGCAGTTGCTGCTGTAACATCAGATAAATTAGCTTTTGTTCCTAGTGCTGTTGTTATAGTTGCAGCGTATGAAGCATCATCATTAATTGCAGCGGCAATTTCATTTAAAGTATTTAATGCATCAGGTGCTGTATCTATAAGGTTTGATATAGCATTTGTAATAGCTGAATTTCTATTTTCAACCTCTGTAGAAATTGCTAAAGATACTTCTGAATCTCTTGCAATTCCTGCTGGAATTTGAGAATCTGGTACTTTGCCAGCAGAATCTAGTGCTGCAACTCCACCAGGAACTGATTTTTGATTTAACGGAATATATTCATCAATTGTGCCAGCCAAGGCGTAATCAAGATCTCTCCAAGGAGTTTGTCCGTCTCCAATTTTAAATGTATTTAAATCTAAAGATATTCCAATTTCTCCAGATCTTAATATTGGGTTATCTCTAAACCAATCATCTTCTACATCTCTTCTTAATTGAATTCTAGTTGCCACTTGAATCCCCTCCATTTATTACTGGTGAATATTGATCAGAAGAGTCCCCACCATTAATTACAATACTATCAGATTCGGGATAGTATAAAGAATCTGGTGCTCCTCCTGAAAGTAATGATAGATTTTCAAACCTAGGAAAATCTACTTCATCACCTGGTCCACCACCGTCAAATCCTAAAACAAGCGGGGTAGTCTCTAAAACGCTTTGTGCTGTATTAGTATTTTTAAAATTAATAGGATTTTGTGTATTAACTGTATGTACTGAACCATCATATGCGTGAGTGTGCATATAAAATGGAGTAGGGTCATCGCTTTTAGGAGTAATGTCTACCCAAACTGCTCCATTGTATATTCTAATATTTTTTGTTAAAATGTTAAAGTATACGTCACCTTCTAAAGCTGCAGATGGATTCTCTGCAAGCGTTAGAAGGTTTAACGAAGACTTAAGTTTCATTTTTGACTTAGCCTATTACAACTACTCTATATTCTCCAGATGCTGGTGCAACTGCAAACTTAATAGTTACTGCTGAGTCTGATGTATGCTCAATATCTGTAAGAATCTCTGCATATGGTGCTGCAACTTCATATATAGAAACTACAACATCTTTTGTTGCTAAATTGTGAGTTACTGTATAAGATGTTGCTGATGTATTGAGAGTTGTCTTATACTTTCTTGTTATCTCATGATAATTTGTACCGTCATTTGTTAATGTCCATTGGTCTGCCGCCTCATTCCATAAAACTTCTACATCTGCAGAGGTTCCACGGTTTACCTTAAGACCAGCATCTGCTGATGGGGCTCCAGTAACATTTGTATTAAGAACAACTTTATTATCAACAATATTAACTTCTGTTGTGCTTATAGAGTTAATAGATCCTTGAACATCAAGGTTTCCACCAATGGTTAAGTTACCAGTAACTGTTACATCATCTGGCAATCCAATAGTTACTGCTGCTGATTCTGATCCAGATCCTGAAACTGTAATTTCTCCAGATGTTCCAGCAATTGTTGAAATGTAACTTCCAGTTGTGTCTGTTCCAAGAACAACTGAGTTTGGCTCAATTGTTGTTGATATTGTTACATCACCCAAATTGGTCATTGTTGCAGAACCAGTTACATCTCCTGAAAGTGTAATTACTGGATCTTTATTAAGAGATACTGCTCCTGCTGTGACTGTAAAGTCTGTTGAGCTAAATGAAGCAACACCTTTATTTGTGTATGTTGCATCTTCTGCAGATACTGTAATTGTGTTATTCGTTACGGCTACATCAATTCCTTCTCCGCCAGCAACTGTGAGTGTGTCTGTAAGAAGGTCAACTGTGTCTGTTCCAGTGTCTCCAGCAACTGAAAGATTGGTTGCTACGTTTACTGTTCCTGCTGCAGTCAAACGACCTTGGGAGTCAACTGTAAATGTCGGAATTGCTGTTGCTGACCCATAAGATCCAGCAGTTACTGCTGTATCATTAAGTTTTAATGTTGTTGTGCCTGCGGTATCGTCGTATGTTGCGGTTAAAGCTGTTCCTGCTAATACGGACGAACCAATAATGTCTTGAATTACTTCTGTAGAACCAGATGCGGGTGTCCACTCTGTTCCATTGTAGAAGTAAAGAATATTTGTGCCAGTATTGTAGTATATTTGACCAGATACTGGATTTGAAGGCGCTGAGCCTAAGTTTTGGATTCTAGCATTGAGCAACTCATTCTTGTTGAGATCAACGCTAACTAAAAATTTTCTTGCCATTTGCTATCTCCTTATGACAGGTATGCTGTCCCTGAAAATGGTTGAGCCATAGTCAGTGTTATTTGATTAGTACTATTGTAGTCTATTCCAGTTTCCAAAATATCCCCTGCACTAGACTTAACTGTTACGTTTGGTTGATATCCTAGTCCATGATTAATAACAACAGAATACACTCCAGATAAAGGACCAGTAACTTGGGTTAATTCCCAAGGATACGCTAGTGTATTATTTGTTAAAAATATTTTGCTTGCTCCTGACCAATTTAAATCAGAAAGCTTTGGTCCGTGAAATGCAGCTGAAAGCATATCAAAGTAAAAATCTCCAGTAAGACCCAAATTTGCTGCTGGGTCTCCATTTCCATTTAGAATGGTTCTTCCTCTTGGTCCTTGTGGACCTGGAGAAGAAATTACTACTTTATTTATTTGCTCTCGAACAACTACGGATTCAGTCATTAAATAGTTACCGATCTATTTAGGGTCATAAACCCTTCAAGGAGCTTTATCTTATTCCCATTAGAATCTACAACCATAACATCATAAGATGATTTAGGATAAAAGATTTTGCTTGTTTGTGTTGGTGTCATTTTTACAGTTAATTTACCATTAGGTCCATCAATTGTAATTCCGCCAGATGGTGATGTTAATGTAACAGCTAACTTGCTGCCGCCTTTTGTATCACGCACCTGCATCTTTGCAGATGCACCAGTAAGATCAATCGCATCGTCATTTTCGTCTTTATATTCTACTATAAAACTAAATGTTGCATTTTGATCTACTTCGAAATTCTTTTGTCCTGCCATTTGCCATAGTCTCCTAAATAGGAATACTCCTGTACTAATTTTAGCACAGGAGTATTTCTAATCGACTATTTTTTGTTTACTTGTTGGTAAACCCAAATGATGGTTCATTAGGGTTTAGTGCTTTCAAAATTACGGGTGCTGTGGCAGCGAATCCGCCAAGTAGTAGGTCTCTTGGGCTGGTGTTGCCTGTCATATATAGGGCGATTGCCGCTCCTAGAAAATGACGTCCATAACTTGCTAGTGCTGCTAGAATCTTCTCTTGCATTGTAACCTTTCCATCTCCATTAAGATCTTCTTTAGCTTTTGCCATTTTGATCCTCCTTATTTCTAGGCGGTGTGCCCAGGAATTTTGAGCCTAAGCCCAATTATATAATTGTACCACTATGCGCTAATATCTACCAATTCACAATTACCATCAGAGCTACAGGCAAGTGTAGCATTTATAGAGGTACCATCTTCTGTTTCATAAAAAGATAAATCTTCCCATCTAATGCTTTTAGGCATTCTTGACACCAGCTCGTCATACTCTTCCTTACCAACTTCTTGATATGGAGCTTGCTTGTAAGAATGATCAGAATATGGAAGGAAAGAGATTCCAGAAAGATCATCAAAGTTTTTGTAAACCCAAGCACCAACCTCCATCCATTCATCATCTTTAACAGAAACTGTAATAGATGGCTTATGGTCACACCAAGCCTTCTGATAAATCATCCAAAGCTCTAGGTGCTCTATGGCAGTGAGATCTTTTCTTAATGTTGCTCCATTTGGTGCTTTTACTGGGAAAGAAAAAACATAAGTTTCGTTAGGCTTCATTACATCGTCTTCTACTGGAATTCCAATCTCTTTAAGAAAAATTGAAATAGGATCTCCCTTAGACCCACGAACAGTTCTAATGTAATACTCAGAATGCCAAGGGTGCATGCCAGAAGAAACTCCAGTAAGTTGAGAAACTGTTCCAGAAGGCTTTACACATGTAACTGAAGCTGATGGGTTAATTCCTATATTTGACGCTTCCTTAACATTTGCTTCTTTGGCTCTGACCTTAAGTCTTTGTAGAGCATGCTCAAGACGTAGGTGATCATCTTCTTTAATATGATCTTTATTTTTGCAATTTCCTTCACAGCTATATCTGCATGTGTAGCCTTCTGGCTTGTGTGCCTGATACTTACCAGAAAAATAAGAATTTCCAAACTGTCCAGTTAGAGATACACCAAGAAGTCTTTCTTCTTCTGTATTCTTTTTCCAAACCTCTCTGATGTACTTAAAGTTTGTCAATGTTGATTGCCATGTTCCAAGAACTGAAGCAAGCTCAACTTTTAAAGAAACTGACTCTTCATTATCATCTTCACGAATAACAACTTCTGACAAATTACAGAACTGATTAGGTCTCAATATGATTTCTGAGCATGGGTTAGTGCCATAATGTATTTCTGGATCTCTTCCACTTAATGCAGCTTGTTTTTGTGCTGCAGCAACGTTATAGATTCCTCTTTCTCCAGACTTTGAATCATACAAAGACTTCCATTCAGATATAAACTGCTCCATGTCTGGTTTTCTAGAATACGCTACTGAGTTGTTTGAAAGAGCACGTTGAGGATTGTTTTCCCACCAGTTTCCAGACTTTGCTTGCGCCATCTCTATGTCATTGATATTAGACAAGGAGATCATAGCTGATCTACGAACTCCTCCAACAACAACAACCTCGCCAATCTTACACATTATGTCATGGGCTTCAATTGGCTTAAGCTGTCTTCCAGCTGCAGTCTTAAATTTTGCAATTGTAAAATCAAAAAGGTTAACTAGCGGTTGAGGTCCAGAAGATCTTCCACCCATAGTTTTAAGTCTGGCTCCTGCTGGTCTAACTTTTGTAACATCAAAAGATGGAATCTTTCCATCCCACAAATTCTTCAATAGTAGCTTATATGCTGTTGCCCATCCAGTTTTAGAATCTTCTACAACAATAACATCAGAGACTTTTTCTAAAGATTGTGGAATAGACGGGAGCTTATTAATATATTTATATTCTACCGAGAAACCAACTCCAGAACCACACATCAAGATATACATGGTTTCGTCAAATGCTCTTGGGTGATCTACTGGCAAATAAGAACAGTTATAGCCAGCAACATTATCTCTTTCTAAGGCGGGACCAGAAGTCATGACAGCTCTCATAGAAGGCATTACATTTCTCTTATATACAGCATCCTTAAGATTAGAAAGCAATATATCATCTGGAGTATAGTTAAAATTTTCTTTCAAGTTATTAAGCATAAAGTCAAAGTATCTATCTACAGTTTCTTTCCATGTTTCTCTTCTATTAAGATCTGGTATCCATCTTGCATATCTAGAAATAGCTATAAAGTTTTCATATGGGTTATTTATCAATGCACTATCAGAATTTGGCTGAAGCATTACCATTGGCTTTTCCTCAAAGTAGTCTGAGGATTGATTAAAGTTTTTTATTTTTGTCATTTTGTCTCTTTTCCGCCATATGGCACATAAAATTTAGTAAGAGTCCTATTCTACCAAAGTTCTTTATAGAAAGGAAGGGTAAAAAATAATTTTAAAACAATCACTATTATTAGTTAACTAGAATAAATAAAATCATATTTTTAGGTTGACATATTGTAAAGTTTAATGGTATTCTTATAGTTCGTTATCTCTATTGGAGGAAATGCCTATGGAGAATATAAAACAAAAACTTAGCGATGTTTTACATCACTATGTTGCAATAGCAGTAGCTGTACTGTTTTTATTTACTGGTCAACCAGAAATAATTCAATCAGCATCTGCACTGGTTGTAAAACCAGAAGTAAAAACCGAAGCACAACTTAACAAGGAAAAGCTGGAGCAATTCAGCAATACTGTGTGGAAACCATCAGAGTCTTTAACAGACAAAGAATTGGTTGAACTTCTCAAGGCTGTAGGCTTTGAGGGTAGCGCCCTTAAAATGGCGTGGGCTGTAGCTAAAAAGGAGTCTAATGGACGCCCAATGGCTTATAACGGCAACAGGAAAACTGGAGACAGTTCCTATGGAATTTTTCAGATCAACATGTTGGGAAACCTAGGTGATGATCGTAAAGAAAAATTCAAACTGGATAGTAACTACTCGTTATTCGATCCAGCAATCAACGCAGAGATAACGTATTATATGACCAATGGCGGTCAAGATTGGTCGTCATGGAAAGGTTTAACTCCTCGAACAAAAGAGTGGTTAGACAAGTTTCCATCTAAAAAAGAGTAAGGGGTTAATATTAAGATACAAGTAGTGTCTAAGTATTTAGCTCTGTCAAGGGAAGGCCTTGTGTCAGAGATGGTTTGTCCATTAGACCAAGGTCTTCTCTTTTCTAATCAAGACGAAAAAGAAAAAATATTTGTATACTGTATTTCTTGCCAATATAAAAATTATATTGGAAGTGCTGTTTATTCAAAAATGCTGGAGAGTGTAAGTAATGCCGCTAAATAACGAATTTGATGAGGCTTTAAGAGCTAAGGTAGCAAGGAATATACCATGTATGCATATGCCTGGTTTGCTTCTTGCAGAAAAAGCACTTATTGTAGTTAAAGAATATGCTGAAGAAGCTAAATCTAGAGGCTTAACAACTATAGATGAATTGCTTGAAGATATGAAAGTAAAAGATGGAAAATCCGAGTAATAATTTAGAAGACAATCTCCCTATGGTTAACTACATAATGCTCCATAGGATATATGATGTATTATGCCTAATAGCTAAATTAAATGGGGGTAGTAATGAGATTGAAAAAATGGTAAAATATCATGAAGATGGATTTTTGCTGGGACCTTCCCCAGCATTTAGAGCGGAAGATGAAAAGAATGAATAAGGATAAAGAATCAGTAGTAGAGCTTATGGTTGCAGTATATGAGACTATAAATACAAAAATGGCTTTGATGTCTGGAATGACTGAAGAAGAAGTAGAATCAAAAACAAATGAAGCACGTCCAGCTATGGTTTATTTTATGTCTGAAATATACAATAAGCTTGATGAAAATGATATACTAGCTCAGCAATAATTATAAAAGTGATATAATTAGTTTATGTCACCTAAACATTTTAGCCAAGTCATGAAAACTCCATACTTTAGAATGGATAACCAGGTTTTGTCACTTTGTAAATGTTTTGAATGTAGAATAGAAAATCTTTTTATTAGATTTTTTAGCATAAGAAGAAAAAAATAAAATTACGTAAGTTGAGATAATACTCCTTACGTATGCACGTAAGTGCTAAACCCCAATCGGATCCGCCTCTGATTGGGGTTTTATTTTTATCTATATAATTAAATTTTTTTGTGAACAAACATTGACGCTATGACTCTATCTCCATTATAAAATCTATTTACTGCATGGGAGTATTCTTTTGTGCCAGGGTGACAAATTAGAGTTCCAGATTTTGGCTTTACAGATATGCCTTTATTAACATAAACAATTTCACCGTCATCAAAATCATCATTAATAAATATAACTAAACCTTTTGATACAAAAGACTTTCTTTCATTTAAATCTTTTTCAGATAGATCGTATGAAACGTCATCTGCATGCGGTGGCATTATATATTCCGAGTTTAAAAACTCTATAGGAGTGTCTTTTGATAAAAAATCAATATTTCTATATTTAATTAATGAGATAAAGTCTGTATATGGACGTACTAACCATTCGGTTGAGTTATTAAAAATATCCTCTAATTTAGATAAATAAAAATTCCAAGTTTCAACTAAACTTTTTTCTGTTAAAATTAAAGATGTGTGAGCTAAATGTCCATAATCTTCAATGTAAGAATTAGACTTTATAGATTTTTGAATTTTGGCAATATCTTCTTTAGATATAAAATCTTCTATATAAAATATGTTTTCATCTAAGTATACTTTATCCATCATTCACCAAATATCCGTTTTTTATTTCTTTCTACTGTTTCTAAGTTATAAAAATCATTAGTTATGTCTTCTGGTAATTTAACATCTTTGAATCCCCAAGGTACAAACCCTTGTGATGGACCCATTCTCCAAAAATGTGGGGTTATGTACTTAAAACCTATATTAGGAACAGCTTCATGTTCATTATCTAGATCCGAAGATTTAAACATGATGATGCTTCCAGATTCTGGTTTTATTTGTAAATTATAGTTTGGAAAATATAAATATCCATCAGAATAATCATCATTGTAATATATGACAAAGGAGTGCTCTAGGTCATCATAGGGGCAGTCTGTGTGCAGTCCTCTAGATTGCATAGAGTTGTATTTACCAATAACATACCCAGGCGATGGGATTCTAGGATTCAAGGTAGTGTCTATCCCTAAATAATTTGCATACTTATCTGAGCAATCTATAACAGCTTTATTAATAGATTCAAATACCCAATGACTTTCAGTATCTTTTTTATGTGGGTCAAACCAGTTTGGGTCATATATACATTTAGCTAACCCAAAGTCTTCTGGAGTAATTCCTAATTCTTCCCAATCTTTTTTTTGCTCTAATGAAAACGCATATTTATTTCCCCATGGTAGCCAATCGGTAATAATATCATTTGACGTAGATTCTATATACTTTAGAATTTCTTTAGAATTAGGTATTGCATTTTTAAAATAAAAAATTTTATCGTTGTATATTTCAACTTCTATAGACATAACATATCTCCTTATTGATTTCAGAAAGTGCGGCGAAAAGTGAGCCGAAAATTAGAGACCATTATTTTCATTATCTATGATATTCTTCAACATCTGGATATATGCCAGGATTTCTTCCTCAGTAGGCTGATCTGTGTATTCTGCTGGTAACCCAGCCCATATCACAAAAAGGAGGGCGGAAAGAGGGACATCATAAGCTAGCATATAAGTATTATACTCCTTATTAAATGAGAAACCAAGTAGGCCTATTGGGATTTGAACCCAAAGTCGATTGCATATAAGACAATTGCTTTAACCAGATTAAGCTATAGGCCCTTATATTAGCCTATTATCTGTATGAGTATGCCAAGGATAAAAGTAATGACAGTTATTATGGCTACTGCAATAAGATTCTTCATCTTTCTATCCCGCCTTTTCTTATGTATTTTCTTTATGTTTTTTAATGATTTATCTGGGGATATTAGATTTTAGGAAAGCCCCCCTACCCCCCAAATTTTAACTTTTTGGAAAGATAGAGAAGCAGTCCTGAAATACCCACAGATTATATCTGGTACATATTGAGTTTCAGGGTAAGCCCCCACAAAGCAAACTAAGTGTAGCATTTAACTTTTATTGAAGTCAATACTTAAATTTATTTTTTTTCCGAATGTTCAAATGGCAAAGTGTAGAAATTCTTTGGCAAATCATTTTCGCCATATTCTCCAGTTATAGCACTAGACATTTTAATTGCATTAATACCCTCATATAGCTGGTCATTTTCTCTTAATGCTTGCGCTTCTGGAAGTGAAGCAAATCCAGCTACAATATATCTAACCCTATCACCTTTTACTTCTTCTGTATAGTGTGCATATTTTTCAAATCCAGGATGTAGCAGCAAATCTCCCTTTTCAGGTTTATACATAAACTTAACATTTGGATAGGATATTTCACCACCGTCAAAATTGCTTAGATAGTGTGTTACACCAAATACGCATTTATTATCCATACCTAGTGATTCCGACAAATTATCAGCATGTAAGAACATAGACTGCCCCTTGGTCATTCTATGAACAGAGTTCATGCTTTCGACCCAAAGCTCCTGTCTAAAGAGCTCCTGTAGCCTTATACGCATATGTTTTAGCTCTTCATCAAGTTCTGGATCTTCTATAAAAAAGAACTTGCCATGCCACCATTCTCTTTTATTTCTGTCCCACCAGATATCTTCTCCAAATGATTCTACATGGCTTACTAGTTTGTCGCAAAGATCATCTGATAGCCAGTTTTTTAATACAACTATGTTATCTTCAATTAGAACCGCATTAGGTTCTTTTTCTAGAATTTGATCAATCTGATTTTTAACTATAGATGCATATGGTTCCATGCTCTTATTATACACCGCCATATATTCTAGTCAACTGCTTTTTCAGATTTAAGAAAATGTTAATATATTTTTTACATGTATGATACACGATTTGGGCAAAACGGACATTTCGGATAGTGCGCCCATAATGAATGGTCATTTGTGACCTATCTCACACGATTTTTTTGTGACTTACCTCACAATGTCCGAATTGTACGCATTTATAAGTTGCAATTTGTCAGACCCCCATGTTATGCTTAAGGTATAAAGAAAAACAAATTAAAGAAAGGTGGTCTCAAATGACTACACTAGATAAAAATACAATTAAACACTCTCGCTTTGGTCATCTTGACCTAGAGCAACGAATTCGCTTAGGTGCTGAAATGGTTGCCAATGGCGAACTAGTTTCCTTCCGTGGTGCTAGTGCCGAGACCTATAACAAGGTCATGACTCTTGCTAATCGTATCAAGCAAGAGCGAGAGTTTCCTCAATGCCCTTGTGGAGAGTGTGACTAGTATCACACCGACACGATAGGCTAACCTCCCCAATTTGTCAGACCCCCATGCTACACTTACAACATAACAACAACGAAAGGTCAGAATAAATGACACTAGATGAATACAAGCAAATGGTAGAGGCTCAACGCCTTGCCTCCCTAGCAATCGCCCTAGAGGCACTAACTAAGTCTAAGGCTATCTCAGAGGAGATGAATAAATAATGTCATACGCATACTCATACGAAACTAACAGCGTGTCTAAGTGGGACACTATCCAATCAGATGTCGCAGACGCATACGCATACCTTGATGAGGTAGATGAGGAACAACCTCCACTAGATGAATTTGATGACTCAGATGATGAGGCACTAGCAAAACTATACGAACTAACATGGGAGAACTAATAATGACTATCACTTACTCAATTTGGCAAGGCTCTAAACTAATCTCTATTGACAATGTCGCAACAGATGTAAAAGCAATCGACAATCTAATAAATGCGCTTAATGATAGCGAACTAGGCAAGGGTAAAAAGTTTACCGCTAATGTAATGGACATAAAGGTGACCGCATAATGAAAGAATGTAAAGTAATTAACTGCAACAATACCGATTTAGTTTATAGCGGAATAGATGCCATGCTATTAGGCGGTATCATTACCGAAACCTATTGCTACTCATGCGCTAATGCGTATAATCAAATAGATAGCGCTATGCAATCACTAAGAGATAAGGTTAATGCGTAATGAATAGACTACTTACTACACTAGTGCAGTTATCCCTTGCCCTCCCCGCCCTATACATGGCGAGGATCGTGTGGCATGACTTTAAAGCAGAGATGAGAGAGATGTGGCAAGAGTCACACTAGCCTAACGGCGTGTCGGCTTGACAATGTCGAGCTGGCCCGCAATCTTGCGGGAGTTATCCACAGGGTTACGGGCATCTGTGGAAAACCCCAGAATTTTTGTGATATTTATCACATAGGCTGAGCGTCTCACATCTTGGAATTACTGGCTAGTAAGTAGAGAAATGTCAGACCCCCATGCTACAATTCCACTATAACGAAAAAGAAAGGTGGTCAAAATGACTACACTAACAAATACACATACACATACTCCACACATGGAGTCCATTTCTAATGTCGGAGATTTCCAATACACATTTTGCGAAACTTGCGAAATGAACATAGATAGATTTTACATCTATGATGACTATGACCGCTTACCATTTTGGACAGATTGGAGTTTAACTAAATGAAAAGTAATTTTGAGGTAACGCAAGAAATAACCGACCTTGCTAAAAAACACTATGGCGAAATGGATTTAGCCTTTAAGTGGGGTTGTGCTCAAGCACTTCTTTCTACTAAACAATTAGAGATTATTCTAGGAATACTAAAAGATAAGGAAAACGCATAATGCTAGATTTCGAAATTACTTTTGCGATTAAACAATTATTTGATGAAATGCTTGATGATTGTTATCCCGTCTATGAAATGGGTAACGCTGTTTTTTATCCCTCCCAAATTCTAAAAGATTGTGACCCGATTGCTTACAATGAGGCACTTTTAGATTTTCAAGATAATTACATGAAAGATAACGCAGACGATTTAGAAAGGTTGATGAGCGAATGACAGATTTTTTTGGATTTGAAAAATCAATTCAAATTGATCATTTAACAGATGAGCAAATCTTAAAGCTTGAAGAAATTTTTAAAGATTTCGAATAAGTAACGGCGTGTCGACTTGACAAAAGTTGATGCGCCCGCAAAAGAGCGGGGTTATCCACAGGGTTACGGGGGTTATCCACAACCCCCTGGAATTTTCCGACACGCCCGAGATTTTGTGATTTTTATCACACGGCTTGAGCGTCTCATTATTTGGAATTACTGGCTAGTAATTAGAAAATGTCAGTGCCATAGGCTATAATTGCTACTATCAACAAACGAAAGGCGGACTCAAATGTCAGCAAATGTCTATACAATCGAAAGCCTACTTGTAGGAAAAACCTATCACTCAAAATCATTAAAGGGTGAAATCATCTCAGCGGAAAAAGATAATTCCGTATGGTATGCGGATTGCGAAACTTATAAGGTTCAGGTTAGACCTCATTACTCAGCACCGCTAAATTTAAAAGATACTTATCGCTATTTAGCCGTAAAAACTTCCGATTAAATAAAATCGAAACAGGGGCAGTTTAGAGGGAGTCCTCGCCCAATGTCGTAAGTAAGAACCCTCACAAAATTTGTCAGTGCTAACTGATACAATAACTAAATAAACAAACGAAAGGAAAACTATGTTAAACATAATCGACAAAACCGATTTCTATGAAATCGCAGACGAGCAACATTTTTGTTGTGATGAAAGTCAATTTAAGTATTACTGTATCGAACACCTAGAATTTATGGGTTGCTACTTTTGCGGATTTGACTATGACAAAGATTGCGAGGAACAACACTAATGATTAACTCAGTATTAACAATAGATTGCCAAGATTGCCACGGACACGGAGTAATCTTTTTTGGTGATGATAATGATTTTGATTGCGAACCTTGCGATTGCGTAGATGATGGCTCACTATTTTGGAACGGAGAAAATGACTAATGTATAAATTAACTTGTGCTTATGACGGACACGCTCCTCATTGGTCAGCAGAATACGAAAGCGAATTGGGTGCTTGGGAAAACTTTTTCTTATTCACCGATTGGGGATTTGCTAACGAATACTCAACTGTAAATATTTACACGCCAACAGGCAAATGCTATACAAAAGTTTTTTATAGAACAGGAATGGTATCAGTTAAATGATGACACGAAAAGATTATGTCGCAGTAGCAGAAATTTTAAAGTTCGCAAGCGATAAAGCACACCCAGCGTTATTTTCTAAAATGGTAAATGATTTTGCGGAAATGTTCGCAAAAGATAATGAACGATTTGATGTAAATAGATTTCACGAAGCGAGTGGGTATCATGTCCCAAAATTCACTTCGAGATAAAGTAAAACGAATTCAGGAATTGCGCCGCAGTAATGCGGCGCAACCTGTTCGTAATAAGAAAAAATATTTTCGAAAGATCAAACATAAAAATAAATATACAGAGTGATGCATAGCTATGCAGGCCCGCAATACTGCGGGGTTATCCACAGGGTTACGGGGGTTATCCACAACCCCCTGGAATTTGTGAGATTAATCACAAAATAAATTAGATAAAGCTTGGGCGTGTTGCACAATTTGTCAGTGGCATAGGCTATAATACTCTTATACCAACAACGAAAGGCAAAAAATGATAGTAGAACACAATCTAAAGTTTGTAACAGAGTTTGCAGACAATCATCCAGTAACTCAACAGGTTATGGCACTTGATGAAACCACTCGTATCTTTATGCTAGAGTCTATGCTAAAAGATTTAGTAGCACCACGCCTACAACCAATTCTTGATGAAATAAATGCTAACGGCTCTTACGCAATACTAAAGGTGGCAGAATAATGGGATACAATACAGCATTAGATTTAACTGAATTAGATTTAGAGGTAGCACTAGGTTATCACTTACAGGGTAATCATTACCCACCCGTTCCACTTTCTATGGTTCCAGTGTGTATCGAAGCAATAGATTTTGCTCATGATGACATGTGGGATGAAACCATCGAAATGCCTGATGGAATTACTTACAAGGGGCAGACATGTGCGCCAGTGTGGGCGATCATCGAGCAGCACCATCTCCACGCTTGGCTACCTGAAAGTGACTAAGGTCACACAATAACTTTCTCAAATACTGAGACAGGGCTAGACTAATGTCAGACCCCAATGCTATACTACAACCCTAACAAAGAAAAGAGGCAATAAATGACAATCAACGACAAGTTGTATCAGGTAGGCGATTTATTCACTACCCTTAAGTCAAAGAAAACAGGTGTGATTAAAGAAATCCACCCACAAACATCTGGCTCGGTGCGTGTGCTATTGGAAATGCCCAACAAGGAAACTCGTTGGACTTCCGTATCCGCTCAAACACTACTAGGCGTTTAATTTAATGGGAGGGGGGTCGCAGAAATGTCAGACCCCCCTGCTATAATTACTTCATCAACCCAACCCACAACGAAAGAAGGAAACAAATGGCACGACAGAAAGCAATTAGCGTAAAAATCGCAACACCAAAGGTAATCAAGGCACTAGAAACTCGCTTGACAAAGTTAAATGCCGATTACGCATCACAAGAAGCCAACGAAGCAAAGCACGAAAAGGCTTTAGAAAAGTGGCGCAAAGAAGTAGCAAAGTTTGCTATGGCTAATTTTGCTAAGGCAGAAAACCTACGCACAAACTATCGCTCATGGAACAAGACACTTAATGTTGATTTTGATTTAACAGTTAATGAGTCAGACTTTCCTAAAGAGCCTGAGAAGGACTACGAAGTTCTCCACCGCCACTCATACAATGAGATGAAAGAGGAATTGGAAAACGCAATTCGTATTCTAAAGATGACAGATGAGGAAACAGTAAGCACAAGCACTTACAATGCTATTGCTCGTTATCTCTAAATAATCCAACGACCTGAGTATGTCGCCAAACTGCTCTCCCTTTTGGGACAACTACTAACAAAGGCAACAAAATGAAAAATCGTTTCAGAGTAGAAATCTATGATGCAAACAAAGCAAATGATGTAACAATTTATTCAGAGCAAGGCGTTGATAAGGAATACTTAACTGAGTTAGCATTTTCTAATCGCCGTAACTTCTTTGGTGATGTTCGTGCTTATGTGTATGATACATTGAAGAAGACTAAGACTACTGCTCTTTACCTCCCGTCCGAAGTTATTAACTTCAATCGCAATCCAAAACTAACCAGGGATGAGTTAGGTCTGTAAAGATCCAACACCAGCTGCATATGCAGCTGGCCCGCAAAGCTAAGGGGTTATCCACAGGGTTACGACCACTTGTGGATAACCCTGGAATTTTGTGAGATTAATCACATGGATCAATTCGGACATATTGTAATTAATCGTAGACAATGTCAGTGGGGTCTGTTATACTTACAACTAATCAAACAAACGAAAGGTAAAAAATGGCTCATAATCTAGAAATGGAAAATGGCGAAGTTGCATTCGCACTTCGTGGCGCACCTGCATGGCACAACCTTGCAAATCGCATCTTTACACAAGATGAAGATGTTACAACTCAAATGATGTTAGATGAGGCAAAACTTTCCAACTGGAATGTTCGCTTGTCTCCACTAACTGACCATATCTCCGAAACATGGAACGATGTATCTAATGCTCAATTAGTTATTCGTGACAACCCATTCAACAATGGAACTGATGTTCTTGCAACTGTTGGAAAGCGTTACAAGCCTGTGCAGAATGAGGAACTATTCGCATTCGCCGATGCAATTCACGATGCGAATGCAGATTGCCGTTGGGAATCTGCTGGCTCACTTCGTAGCGGTAAGGTTGTATTCGGTACAGTGGATATTCCTCGCACAATGGTGCTTGACCCACAAGGCGCAAACGATGCAACAAAGTTGTATCTAATTGTTTGGACTTCACACGATGGCTCAGTTGCTGTTCAGGCTGCTGTTACTCCTGTTCGTGTTGTATGCCAAAACACTCTTAACCTTGCAATGAAGAATGCTAAGCAATCTTTCAAGATTCGCCACACGCAATCTGTTGAAGGTCGCATCCAAGTTGCTCGTGAAACTCTTGGGCTTGCTCTTGGGTACTTTGATGAATTCGAGAAAGAGGCTCAGGCTCTTTATTCTCAATCAATCACTGATGCTGAATTCTCAAAGTTAATTCAGACAATTTATCCTAAGCCTGATAAGGATGCTGCTAAAGTTGCATTGACTAAGTGGGAAAACAAAGTCGTGTTGCTTGACGAGTTGTATCACAACTCACCAACTAACGCTAACATCAAGGGAACAAAGTGGGGTGCATTCAATGCACTTACTGAACGCCTTGATTACTATCGTTCAGGTCGTGGAAATTCTGAAACACTCATGGCGGGTGCATCAGGGTTTGACCCAATTCTAACCGCAGAAAAAAATAAAATTAAGAAATTAATTTCTGCGTTCTAAATAAATAAATTCCTGAGCATGAATAAAAACTGCTCACAATTTTTTCTAGGTCCATTAGCTCAGTTGGTTAGAGCGCTACCCTGTCACGGTAGAGGTCGACGGTTCAAGTCCGTTATGGATCGCCAAGCGCCCTCAAAGCTAAGGGGGCAAAAAGTGTGTTACGACTCACATAAATATTCCCTGGAAATCCTTGATAATGTCAGTCGGATCCTGTATAATTCTCTTCATGACCAACGAACTAGTATCAAGCAAGTATACATTTGTCTGTGACCCAGATGAATGCGATTCATTAATAGAACTAACATCATCTGATGGATTTGGCTTTCCTTCAGGTGTGACAGAACTCACATGCCCATGCGGACGCAAGACCACATTATTGTCAGTGGAGCATGCTACAATTACACCAACAACAACGAAAGAGGATAAAATGGAAACAACAACAGATAATCACTATATGACACGAGAATTCCTTGAGTCACAGTTAGTTGACAACAAGGCCCGCATTACACAGTTAGAAGAGCACATCCAGCGTGTAACCCAACGAGATTACAATACTGCAAGCGTTCTAAATCAGTTGCGTGATAACATGAAGGTCTTTACATTAGAGGGCCTTGATGATGACTCATTGACTGAGTTTCAAGCAGAAGAGATTGCAAGCATCTGTGGCTTTGAACTAACACAAGAATTTGAGTTAGAAGTTACAGTTCAATACTCAGTTACAGTTAATGCTCGTGACGAGGAGTCTGCTATCAATGCAATTCATGAAACAGACTTTGACACAGTATCATATGATGAACCTATTACATATATGTCATCATCTGTAGATTCAGTTGAGGTTAACTAATGTACTTTGAGTTAACTGCTCCTAATAGGCTATCCATGGAGATGGCCTATTGGGATGCACAAATCACAGGGCTCGACCCACAGGTAATGTCTCCGTTGACATTCAACATTGGAACTGGTAGTATTGAGAAGGTAAGTAGGATTCGTGATAAGTACAACTTAACTGAGTCTTACATATCAGACTACGAAACTACAGGTTACTAAGGAGATATTATGTCAGACTATAAGGATGGCTGGGATGACGGGTATAAGTTTGCCCGTGAAGAAATAATGGAGAAGTTATCAGAAATTGATATCAACGATATTGATTCTTGGATTCTTGACCGTCTTTCTGAGATGATTGAGGGCGGTTCTCTATGAGAGACAGAGAGTTCATTCCATGTGATGCATGTGGATCAGCAGATGCAATGTATCTAGTTAAACTAGTAGATGGTGAGTTAGCTTTTTGCGGTCACCACTACAATAAAAACAAGGCAGGCCTAGACAAGGTAGCCTATGAAGTGATAGAATTAGACAAGAAAGAACCAGCAATACCTACTTTAGAAACGGCGGAATAAAATGGGAGACAGAGCAAACTTTGGGTTTAAAGACCAAAAGGGTGATACAGTGTTTTTATATGGGCACTGGGCAGGATATGACATGCTAGCAAAATTAGCAAATGCTGTGCAGGCTGCAGAGCCAAGATGGCAAGACCCATCATATGCAACACGTATTGCAATATCACATCTAATTGGAGAAGACTGGAACCAAACATTATCGTGGGGTATCTATGTCAACCAATTGGGAGACAATGAACACAAGGTACCTGTGATTAACTGGGTTACCCAAACGTTTACGTTATACGAGGAAGACCTAGAAACAGTTGTATTTAGTTTATCCTTAGCGGCATTCGTAGACAAATACAGTCGACTGATTATGGTATAATTAGACTAGGACTAAGGTCCTGGTTTTAATAGGAAATATAATGGTGCGTCTATCAGTCTTAGGGCCAGGCGCTAAGTAAAGCGGGTTTATTTCTTTCGTTGGAAATCCAGGCAGCCATTATTCAAGACCCCCAGTTAAGCTGGGGGTTTTTCTTTGCCCGCAAAGACTTGAGGGTAGCATATTGTCTTTACGACTGTCAATTATATTCGCTGGAATTTGCTGTGATCTTGACCACAAAGCTGAATCATGTGGCATGTATCACATGCCAATTCTATTCCATTTGTCAGTGGTCCATTGTATAATTGGAACATATCAACGAAAGGATATAAAATGCCAAATTGGGTATTTAATGGATTAACTATTGAAGGTAATCCTGAGCAAGTAAAATCTTTAATCAAGCAGATGAATAAGCCATTTGTTTATTCTATTACTGCATTAGGTGATTTATCATATGATGTCAAGCAGACTAAGTATGTTAATCCTATCTTTGCTTTTCATAATATCTATAACTATAGAGATGCTGGTATTACTGATGAGGTATATCATGGACAGCCTCCTCGTTCCACCGACTTTTCTCAGGCAATGAAGTTTGAGACCAACGATTGGTATAACTTTAATGTGCGTGAGTGGGGAACCAAGTGGGATGTTGCTGTAGCCGAGGATAATAAGTATCCTGATACAACTATTGAAGAAGCAGAAAATGGCGAGAACTATGTAGTTCATTACAACTTTAACACTGCATGGTCACGACCTCTTGGCGCTATCTCTAAACTATCTGCACAGTATCCTAATCTACTATTTACTTTATCATACGAAGAAGAAACAGGTTGGGGTGGGGAAATGGAATTCCTCCGTGGAGAAGTTATATCAGAATCAGAATACGATAACATGTGCCGTGATTGTGATGCAACCGACCAAATGGAATACTGCGACAATGACTGCGGTGAAATCTGTGGCAACTGCAACTGGCTAGGCAATGCTGACCTAGAGGCTGTCGCAATTTGTCAGACCCATAAGATATACTTAGACACTAAAGTACCCGAATATAGAAAGGTGGAAGCATAATGGAAGCATTTACAGATACAGTAGGAGAACATATCCTTGGAGCAATTCAAGTAGATATTGAGCAACATCTCTTTGAACAATGGAACAATAAAAATTTAGATGAGGGAACAGCATATGCTGAATATATGTTCATGCAATTTGCTCCCGACAACTTAAAACAATCATATAATGAATACTATGGTTATATTGAAGGAGATGAATACTGCTTATGATACTAGGATACTATACAAATAAGAATTTGAGGAGTATGAGAACTTCTATTGAAGCCGTCTCAAAAAGAACTCCCGAAGGGCAAGTTAAAGATAATCTAGATATGGCTGTAGATTTTATTGACGAAATATTAGCGGGAGGAAGAGTGTGATGTTAGGCTACACTAAAACAGATATAGATGAAATGGGAAATGCTATGCATGACGCCAAGCTTTTCTATATTCTTAAATCAGATATAGTTCGTGTTGATGAAGATCCCGTTGTAGACGGGCTACTAAAAGCACAAGACTTCCTCCAGGGACTATGGGCAGAAGGGTATTTCGATAATGCAAATTGAATCTCGTGAAATTACATACCGCTCAGTTGTTGAGCAAATATTTTTTGAGGACGGGACAGAGTTAGTCGTTACGACTGGTTGGCCCGAAGGCCAGGAATATGATGTAGATGTTAAATTAGATTGGGTAGAAGGCGAAGCACCTGAGTGGGCAGAGGAGTATGTTCACGATGTTGACTAGGTCATCACATTTTCTAGAGTACATGAAGCTACATCTAATTAGTTTAGAACAAGACCTAGAAGAAAATCCTATGTCTTTACATGTAGTAGATATAGAGGGACAAATTTATGCTACCAAGCATTTATTGTCAGTGGCTACTGATATAATGAACTCTTCTAACGAAAGGTATGAATAATGAATAGAGAAGACATTGGGCTCCCGCCCCATTTGCAACGCATGGTCAATGCAGGTGTTAGTGGATTAGATATAATGCACGGAGAACTAAAGAATCTAATGTTAATTGCTGAGCAAGACTTAGCAAGCGCATTAGAGCAGGAGGAGTTGTCTGAAGAGGCAATGGATTCTATGGTCCGAACAGAATGTGAAGGGCGCCTAGACATGCTAGTAGAACTATATAATCTAACATACCAACTATCATTTGCGATTGGAGCACGGGATGAAGCCTGACGATAAAGATAAACTAAACAAATGTTTAGAAATTCTAGACAGCACTGACTTAGGTCTATCATTAGTTTGGTTGTGGACATGGTCGACAATCAATGGCATTCTAGAGGATGACACCTATGTTGCCAAGGCAACCCAAGAAGACATGTGGAACCACCTGTGTGAGGCCGTGGAGGCTGGTATGGGGTTCTCTCTAGAGTGGGGCGCTGAACAACATAACGAAGAAGTTTTGGATTGGATGTTAAGCAGGGAATACATTGTTGACCCTGAAGATGAAGAGGAGGAGGAAGAAGATGAAGATGAGTGATAAGTACTTAAACGATCAACTTGGCAAGGCCCAAGAATTGCTATGGGGTGGCTCCGAAACAGAAAACATCGAGGCACACAATATCATTTCTAAATTAATTAAAGATAAGATAGAACAGGTGGAACTATGAGTCAAGAGTATAAAGTCTACGGTGATGTGGTTCAGGAGTATTACATTGTGGTAACCGCCGAGAATCGTGACGAGGCTTGGTATACTGCAGAGGCAACACCTAAAAAAGACTGGAAGAAACTTCCTGCTCGTAACGAGGGCAACAAAATAGAACCATACAACATCGAAGAAGTAGAATAACAATTAAATAGAGATAGCTTTGGCCGTTATGGACAAATCGGACATAACGGTCATTAAGCTAAGGGACACGGGCAAAAATATTGCTTTACGACCCTATTTACAAAACCCCGAAATTCGGATATAATATACATAACAAAGATCTAGAAAGGATCAAACTAATGTCAACACCAACAACAACTCGTGAATACCTAAAGGCCCAGGGAATTACTGTAGGAAAGCGTGGTCGCTTTTCAGCTGCAGCTCTAGGCGTTATCAGCAAGGCAGCACAAGAGGGCGTAGTCTTCACAGACAAGAAGAACGTCAAGTAATAAGCTAAGTGTGGGGTTCCTCCTCTCTGTGGGAAAACGGGAAAGGGGAGGAACCTCGCTTCATTTACAAATGTCAGTGGTCAATGGTATAATCAAAACGAAAGGCGGAACTCATGGCTAAGGCGAACGAATTCAAAGCGGCAGAAAAACTAACAGACTATCTAAATAATGCTAACTTCTCACCAGCAGTAATGGCTAATGTATTAACAACTGAACATACCTTGTATACACAAGACAGGCTAATGGAACTAGTTAGATATATTATCCAATATAATTCCCTTAGATTAAAGTCAGAATGGGATAAAGGATATACATCCGAAGGATTGCTTCTGGCTGATGCTCTCAACGATATGATTGAGGCAAAATACGGGGCGGTGGATAGAAACCTAACTATCAAATCCCTTGAAGAAACAAGAGTAAGAGATAGCAAGTACATAATGGATCTAGATTCATTCTAATATAGCTTTCCCCTATGGGGCATATAGTTTATATACTATATGTCCCATTTTTGTATGCCCAAATTATGGGCCAAATTTCTTCTTTACGACGCATATAAAAATACGCTGGAATTTGTAGCAAATCGAATAAAATCTGTCAATATCTGTATAAAATATCTCATTATATGAGACAAATTATACAGAATTAGACATAATTTTTTGCCATAAATATGGGCCAAAATTGCTCTTTACGAACAAGTAAAAAAATTTCCTGGAATATCTATTGACAAACATTGGCCAATATGCTTTATATGGGCCCTATTGACATTATGACCCATCAAATGGTAACGTTCCATTACACACATATGTTTAACTATATATAATGATAGTATTTGGATCTAAATTGATAGTATGATTC